GTAACATCTGTAGCAGGTATTACTGTATATGTAGTATTTTGGTCACCTTTAGCTCCATTTCTAATTATTCTAAATGGTACTTTAGTAAAATCTGGATATTGAGTTGAATAACCCTTCAATGTTTCTAAGAATTTTTTACCTCTTTGCCAAATCTTAACTTTCTTATCAGTGTGGTCGTAAAGACTCAAAATAATAACTGGCTTACGTTGGCTTCCTCTTTCACATAGTGGACATACATCTAATGGGTCATCATAATTTCTCTTACAATCTAAAAATCTAGTTTTAGATTGACCATTTTTGTACTTAACTTCAACTTCGTGTACACTAAAAATATCTAAGTCATCTAAATCTTTAAATAAAAATTGTACTAGTGCACTATCATTGTTATTTTGAAGTTTAAACCAATCGTTACCAGTATTGTTTGAATAACTATCAACTTCATTAAAATTAATTCTTGCCATAGTTTTTCTCCCTTTCCTCTGTTTAATATTTTTTATAAAGTTTCTATATGTGTGTATTTATCTCATTTTATAGCCTTTGTTTTACGTCCAATGCGTGAAAAACAAAATTGTAACATTTTTGTTTGATAAAAGGATAAATGAGATAAATACACTTATTACAAAGAATAATTTAGTCAATATACAGTGGACGGTCTACTCTCTATTCCACAATTTAAGAGTTAATAATTCTACTTTTATAGGAGAGATTCATAAAGAACTGACAACATAATAAAAATAAAATTAATAGACCTAGTGTTGCACAACTTTCTTTTAAGTTGGAAGTACGTCTTCCTAGACTCTTTTTCATTTCTCTATGTATACTCGAAATGAAAATAATATATTATTATTCTTTATAAACTATAAATATAATTATAATATACTTTTTACATATTGTAAACAGTAATAATTAATATTTTTCATTAAGTACTAAAAAATCTTCTTGTAAATCATTTATGTCTTTATTTTTATCTACATATTCTATTTCTCTAACTATTTTATATTCGCTTAAATATTTCTTTAGTCTCTGTGTTCCCTTTCTTCCAGCCTCATCTGGGTCTAATGCTAAAATATATTTTCTTACTGGTAAATGTTGTAGCATTCTTATTTGACTTGAACTTCCAGTACCCATTAATGCGACAGCTGGTAAACCTAACTTCCATAATGTAAGACAATTTAAAAAACTCTCTGTTATATAACATTTTTTATATGAACCGAGTTGAAATTTCTCTGCACAATATATAGGTTTATCTTTTGTTTGTGGTATGTGAAAGAACTTACCTTCAACTGAACGTGTTGCAATCATTATTACATCACCAGCATAATTCTTAACTGGAAAAGTTAAACATTTCTTTTCTTTGTCATAACCAATATCAAACTCTTCTATGATTTCGTCTGTTAGTCCTCGTTCATACATATATGGATGAATGTATCTGTATTTATCTAATTCTTCTTCTGTTATGATTTTATCTTTTTCTTCTTTTTTAGAATTATTAAAAAATGACATTATAGGTTTTCGATTTTCTATTTCAGTAGAATTAAAATTTGTCACTAACCATTTTAATCCATACTGACCAAAATCTGTATGATGGCCGAATAATTCTGAAATCATAGTTGTAATATCACCTGACCAATTACAACTAAAACAGTGTGCTTTACCATTATTTATATTTATTCCAAATGATGGTTTTCTCTCTTGACCATTCTTATGAAATGGGCAAGTACACTGAATATTTTCTCCATTAGGTTTTATATCTCTTAAATAATCTAAACCCTGATTATTAAGTTCTAACTTCAATGTATTAAGAACATCTATCATCTCTGCTTGAATAACAGCACTCTCTAATTCAATCATATTATTTAAATCCTAAAATTATACAATTATCTTTTAAACCAAAACCAGAATAAACATATTCTATCTGAAATGTTCTGCCATTAATAGTATGGTCTGGAATTGCTATAGTTAAGTTATTAACAGCTTCAAATTGAATATTATCACCTATATTATAATCTTTATCATTATAAACACCAATACATCGATATTGATTATCTAATATATTATCTGCGTAGCCCTCTGGTATTCTAATAATATGAATATTTGTATTTGTCATATATAATCCACCTCATTTCTATAACCAGTATATTATTATTTCAACTAAATATTGCAAGAAGTATAAGCATAAATATAATTGCTCCATAGTATATTAACTTCCATTTTGTTTCTTCTTTCATATTAGTCTGCAGTATTATCTTTTGTATCTATGTCTTCTGTGTCTTCATCTGCGTCACACACATTCACAATATTTGGGTGAATAAGGCTGGCAGCTGACTGCGTTTCTGCTTCAAACCTTCCTAGTTCTTCACTAACTAAGCCTGAAAGATATACAAAATTCCCATTTAAATCTATTAATCTTTTATATATAATATCTAATATGTCATACACTGTTTTAGAATTTAAACATTCATTATTATTCGATAATATATCAAATAATAATTTAAATTCTGATACTTGTTTGATAATGTCATCCTCAAAATCATAAAACTGTTTTTGTTTGTCTTTTATAATCTCTATTCTGTCTTTAAACATATTACTCTCCCTTTGTATGTTTTAGTGTTCCATAATAATGTCTGTCTTCTCCTTTACAGAGAAATACAGGTTCTCCTTCAATAAATAATCCCATATCTGCGCCACACTCTGGACACTTCTTTGGAACTGTTTCATCTTCATCTGTTAACCAAGGTTCTCCATCACTCTGTAATAAGATTTCTTCTTTATCTTCATTAATTATTTTCATCATTTTTTTTCCTCCTGTGAATAATTATTTATTATATATTCTGCTAAATTATTAATGTTAGGTAATAGTTGATTATAAACATCAACCTTTTGTATATATCTAGGTGATTCTGAATCTCCTACATAAATCTCATACTCACATCTACTCCAAAAATAATAACTTATTTCTCGTCTTAATTTCTCGACAAAACTATTATATTGTAGTTCTGTATCTAAAAGTTTTTTAACATCTTGACAAAATTTCCAATTATTAAAAATGTTAAACATTACAGTTTCTCGTAAATTTACATCCCACATTAAAACATACCATTGAAAATTTTCTTTATTGTCTTCGTGTTCAAAATGAATATGCCTTAAATTTATTGTTCCCATAATATCCTCCTTATTAAATAATCTATTTACCACTTCTTAACATACAGAATAATAATTCTATAATTGAACGATGCCGATGTCCTGGACTACATTGTAGAGCAACTTTCAACTCATATCTTTTATCTGGTACTAATTCTGTAGGATTATTAAACTCATCTTCTAACTGTCTGAACTCTGGAACTAAAACCATTATTCCGTAATTTAAACTACTTTCAGGATTAGTTTTTTCTAAATGCTTTCTAAACTTATCAGACTGATTTATATCTAAAATTAGCTTTTTATAAACTTCCATAGTTGTAACAATATAATTCTTCTCGCCATAGAAGTTTAGTCCATTTCCACTATATACATCTTCATAGCAAGACTTGATTTCATAGCAAACAAAAGAACCAGCTTCTAATCCACTATTTGAATATTGATTAATCGGAATAAATTGCATCACATCTATTCTTTTAGGATGTGCCTTTGTATAATCAAGAGTTACTTCTGTAGCATAATATTTCCTATCATTAAGTCTTGTGTTGATTAAGGTATCTGTTAGTAATTTTGTGATTTCTACTCTATTCATCATTACCTTTCTTGACATCAATAATTATTTGTTCAAACTCACATTGTTGAACTGCAAGTTTCTTTAATCTAATATCATCAATGTCATTCCAACCATATAATCTAAATCTAGCATTTACTCTAATGTCAGTTAGTAATAAATTACTAAACTCACAATTTTTATTATTGCCGTCAAGATAAACTAACTTTTCATCTTTATTAGGAAAATGTCCAGTATTCTTCCAGTAAATGTATTGTGATAAATAAGCATACCTATGTTCTTCTCCTACTTGTTTAGTTTCTTCATCAGTTAATCTGATTCTAGGTAACTTGCGACTATCTAAATAAATTTCGTGGTCATATCGTGATTGTGGTAAATAAGTTCTTCTGTCTTTAGGTTTAGCTAACCACTGTCTATTCTTTCTAGTACAAGTTGATGATATACATTCAACACTTCTATTCTCACCAAACTTTTTATTAAATTGTTTAGTTAATTCATCTCTATAATATTTTGATGAATTTTCTTTCAACCAATTTAACTGTTCTTTAGAAAAATGTTTTCCTTGATTAACACCTAAACTTGTAGCTCTACTTCTTAGCTGAGCTGATGTTCGTTTTGTATTAAACCGTTCATTAAACAACTGTGCAAACTTATTACTATGTCCAACTTGTTTATAGTTATCTCTAATAAAATCTAATTGTTCTTTTGTAAACTTCGTATATTCTGTTTTTTGTTTCTTTAATCCAAGTCTATTAACTTTAGAACTTACAGACTTTACAGTTTTACTGACATTAAATTTATTGTTAAGATTTTTAGTTAATTCTGAATAAGTCATTTTATCATAGTTAGACTCAATAAATTTAATCTCTTCGTCAGTAAAACTTTGATATACCTTACTCATACAAATTACCCAATTAATTTATCAATACGTTTATGTTTACCTTGCATTTTATCTGAACTCAAAACTACTTTTGCAATATTAATTGCTTGTTTCGATAGTTGTGACAAAACTTGAGATTTTTCAATTTCGTTCTGTCTTTCTGTAGGTGTCAGACCATCATCTAGTATTACATCTGCCTGTCCAGTTATTCTCCCATAAAGTTCTAATAATGATATTTGTTTCTTTGCTCGTTTCTTCATAGTTTTTCTCCTTTTTTCTATTTCTTTTTATGTAGTTACAATTATATAACTAATAACTAATGACTCCAGGGTACTTACATTATACAATGGAGCTAAATGTTTAACAAATTTGGTCTACTATTTCTGTACAATTTTCCATTACATAATCTAAATCTTTTGTTGTTGGAGGATAATCATCCCATATAGGTCTACAACCTAAATCTAAATCTTGTAATCCTTTTATATATCTTTGTTGTTCTTCATCTGTAAAATATTTCAAAGCTGTTTCATAATCTGGTAAATCATCACAATGATTACAGTCAAAACCTATCCACCAAGTATCTTTATCATCTTGTCCTACTAAATAGTTTCTTGAGTAGGTTAAACCAAAGTGACATTGTATATCACATAATGGTTCAGACATAAAATCTTCAAGACCATAATACTTATGTTCTTTAGGTAGTCCTACATAACCACATCGATGTCCCATTTTTTGAAACACGACAACACAAGGATAACCTTTATATTCAAATCTTGTTTCAACTTTCCAATCTTTCATATTATTCTCCTAAATATTTTTTAAGTTCATCATAATAACGTCCTCTATTACCTAGAATTTTCTTAGTGTAACACATAGCTAAACCTTTTTCTTTGTCATATTTTTCTCCGTCTTGAGTCTTTACTACTGTTTTAGTTCCATCTTTCCAAAGAACTATTGTAGCAGGGTCACTAAATATAACTTTTAAAGGTGTGATAAAATTAGAATAATGATTAGGTGTAAATTCACATAAATTAAAATCATCACCACATCTATAATAAAACTCTAACATAGTTTTATCTAAATCTGTTACATCACTAAATGTTACTTGAGCTGTTGGACTACCTGATGAATGATAATAATTTAAACCTTGTCCCACATCAAACACATCAACACCACACTGATATTCAACTACTTTCATAAATTATACCTCCCTAAAATTCTTCATCTACATCGTCATATTGTTTTCTTAAATCTTCTGACCTTTGAACATCATTTACTCCACCCCTGTTTGATGGAATATAATCTAGTCTACCTTCATCGATATTCCAAAGGTACGTTAATTTAGCATTAACACTTGAGTTTCTAGATTTCTTTAATGATAGATGTAATTCATTATTCTTCTGTTGTACTGCAATTACAATACTAGCATTGTAAGCAATACCATCACTATCTCTAATATTAGTTAGTTCCAAATCTTCTGTAAGTGTACCCTCTCTATTTGATTGAGCAACTATGATAACTGGAACTCCTAACTCAATAGATAATTCCATTAAGTCTTCACTAATATTTGTTAGTTGAGTAGTTTTATTATCTCCTCTTTCTTTTCTTTCATCCTTTAAGTAACTAATACCGTCAATAGCTAACATATCAAGTTTATTACTTTCTACAAATGTCTTTAATTTACTAACTGTTACTTTTCTTTGAAAATCTTTAGGATGAACTACATAAAGTGGTGTATCAGTTTCTTTTAAATATTGAATATATTCTTCATAATTTTCTACATCTTCACCACGAACTAATTTAGAATTTGATACATTATTTTCCCAAGTATCAAATCTGTAACCAATTCTATTAGCACTCATTTCAGGTTCAAGTAAACCAACCCTCTTCTTCATTTTCCAAGCGTGATTCACCATTTTTAGAAGTACCCAAGATTTACCTTGATTAGTACGTGCAAATAAAACTACTAATTCTTCACCTGTATGAAAACCACCAATGATTTCATCTAATTCTTCGAATCCCGAAGGAATAAATTTACTATCACTATTTTTCTTAACTTC